GGTAACGCGAAGGCATTCGCTCGCGCCAGTGTGGGAACCCCCATAGGGCAGCGATAGTGCCGACACATAAAACGGATCTCTCTCGACTCTCGATCAGTCAACTCCACGAGCTGACCGGCCGAACCCCGAGGACCGTCCGGAAACGCCTCAACGGCCTAAAACCGATCGCGAAAGACGGCCGTACCGTCTGGTACGCGCCGCGCGAGGCGCTCCCGCTGCTAGTTGGAATCGGCGGCCTGGACCTCACGGCGGAGCGGGCTCGGCTCGCGAAAGAACAGGCCGACGGACAAGAACTAAAGAACGCCCTCGCGCGCGGCGATCTCGTGCTCCCGGACGCAATGGATCGCGCGACGATCGCCCTCGCGACCGCGGTCAGCTCGCGACTACAAGCGATCGGCACGCGGACCGCGCCCGCGCTGGCCGTAGAGGGGAGCGTCCCTGGCTGCCAGAAAATCGTCGACGGCGCGGTCGATCAAGCGCTCCACGAACTCAGCGAAACGGCGGACAAAGCGCGCGCGCGCGCCCGTCCCGGACGCGGTCGAGGACCTCGAGCCGCGAGTCCGTAACAGTCTCGAAAAGGCGCTCCGCGGAATGCGGCCGCCACCGCGGCAAACGATCCACGAATGGGCCGAGGCGCGTCGGATGGTTCCGCACGGGACTAGCTCGCGGCCTGGCCCGTGGCGCTCCGACGTGTTTCAAAGGCCGGTCCTCGAGGCGATCACGGATCCCGCGAACGCGGACGGCGTCGTCTACATCGGGCCGTCGCAACGCGGCGGGAAAACCGAAATTCTCTTGAACGCGAGCGGTTACTACATCGACAGCGATCCGGCGTCGCAAATCGTCGTTACGTATTCCCTCGACATGGCGAAAAAACTCTCGAAACAACGGTTCGCCGGAATGTTCCGCGAGACGCCGGCGCTCCGCGGGAAGGTCCGCGAGGCGCGGAGCCGTGACTCGGGGAATACGATCCTCGAGAAAGAGTTCGCCGGCGGCGATCTGACGCTCGTCGGATCGAACAGCGCGGGCGGGCTCTCAATGTCGCCGAAACGCGTCGGACTCTTCGACGAGCTGGACCGATGGAGCGCCTCCGCGGGGACCGAAGGCGACCCGCTCGCGCTGGCGTTGAACCGCCTCGAATCGTATTGGAACTCGGTCAAGGTCTATGCGACGTCGCCCGGGATCCGTAACGCCTCGAGGTCGTGGCGTCTATGGGAGCGGAGCGATCAGCGCGAGTGGACGATCCGTTGCCCACATTGCGACGCGACCCACGTTCCGGACTGGTATGAAAACGTTCAATGGCGGAAGGACTCTGGCGGGAATCACCTCCCCGAAACGGCGACTTATGCCTGCCTCCACTGTGGTTCGGAGTTGGACGAGGTCGAACGCTGGCGGGCGTGCGAACGCGGGGATTATGTGGCGACGGCCGATTTCTCCGGACTCGCGGGCTTCCGAATCTCCGCCCTCGGGATCGCTCACGTTTCGCTCGAGAAACTCGTCCGGCGTTGGGTCAACGCCCAGGGGAACCCGGAGGAGATCAAAGTTTTCAAAACGACCGTTCTCTCCGAGTGGTGGGATGAGCAATATACGACGGTCGACGACACCGGACTAAAAGCGCGCCGCGAACCCTATCCGATCGTCGAGGGGAGCCTCGCGGTCCCCGCTCCCGTGGCGCTCCTAACGGCGGGGATCGACGTCCAGGACAATCGGATCGAGGGCTCGGTCTACGGATGGGGACACGCCGAGGAATCGTGGCTGATCGCGCATTCGATCCTATTTGGCGATCCCTCGGTCCTAGCAACTTGGGATGAGCTGGATCGGTGGCTCTTGACGCCCTGGCCGAGGGAAGCGGGCGGAGTCGATTACGTCCGCGGCGCGTGCGTTGACACGGGCGGGCATCATACCCAGGCGGCCTATGATTTCTGCGGCCCGCGTTTCCGGCGAGTGACGCCGGACGGCGGACGCGCGTTCGTGTTCGCGGTCAAGGGATCTCACGGCTCCGGCGAGATTTGGCCGAGGCGTCCAAGTAAGATAACGACGAAGGTTCCGCTCTGGCCGATCCGGGTCGATCCCGCGAAGGATCAGATATACGGGCGGCTTGCGCTCGCGGAGCCCGGGCCTGGGTTCGTCCACTTTCACGAACAGCTCGGAGACGATTTTTTCGAGGGGTTGACCTCGGAACGGGTTACGACGCGAACGAACCGGCGCGGGTTCGTCGAAAGATACTGGGAGCTGCGACGCGCGGGAATCCGAAACGAGCCGCTCGACTGTGCGGTCTATGCGGTCGCGGCTCTTTGCGGGCTCCGCGCTAACGGGTTCGACCTCGAGGCCGAGGTTCAAGCGCTCGATTCGCGGCCGATCTTTTCGGCGCCGGTCGGGCAAGGCGGGGCGCCACCGCTACCGGCGGCGCCGACCTCGTCGCCGCGGTCGCGCAAGCGCCGCGCCGATTGGGTCGGATCACAACGGGACTGGGTCCGGAGGTAGAAATGGCGTCGTTATTTACCTGTACCCAGGAGGAGCGCGACACGCTCGCCGCCAATATTAAGAGCGGCGTCCTCGAGACGGGCTACGGCGACAAGCGCGTCAAGTATGCGTCCCTCGAGTCGATGCGCAGCGTTCTCGCGGAAATGGACGACTACTTGAATCCATCCCAGGCCGACGCGCGAACGAGTCGCGTCGCAACGTCGAGGAGGTAAGATGCGCCGGAACTGGCTCGATCGCGCGATCTCCTGGGCCTCTCCTGCCGCCGGCTTCCGTCGCGTTCAAGCGCGCCTATTGACTGAGTCGCTCAGCTACGAGGGGGGACGGAAGGACCGGACTACCGAGGGATGGATCACGGCGAGCGGATCGGCCGACGCGGAGGTCCATAAAACGCTCGAAGTGCTCCGAGACCGCTCTCGCGATCTCGTGCGAAACAATCCCTACGCCTCGAGCGCCCTCGGGATCAAGGTCGCGAACACAATCGGAACGGGGATTACGGCCGAGGTCAGCGGTCGTGCGCTTCGGAAATCCTGGGATCAATTCGTCGACGAGTGCGACGCCGACGGGGATCACGACCTCTACGGGATTCAGGCGCTCACGGAGCGGACGCGTTCGGAGTCGGGCGAAGCCTTGATCCGATTTATCCCGTCGCCGATATCGGATAGGGACGGCGTCCCGCTGAAACTCCGCGTTCTCGAGCCGGATTTTATCGATACGACGAAGAACGGCGTCGAGAAAAACGGGAATCGGATTAGCTACGGCCTCGAGCGCGACGCGTTCGGCCGCGTCGTCGCCTATTATCTCTTTCGGAATCACCCGGGCGACGCGTTCTCCGTTTCTGGGTTCGGAGCGAGGGGCGCGCAGAGTGACCGCGTCGCCGCCGAGGACGTGATCCACCTATTTCGCAAACTGCGCGCTGGTCAGTCGCGCGGCGTGACGGATTTCGCGCCGGTGATGCTGCGCGCCCGCGGCCTGGACGACTACGACGACGCCGAGGTGATGCGAAAGAAAATCGAGGCGTGTCTAGCGGCGTTTGTCACCTCTCCAGAGGGGACGAGTGCGGCGCGCCTCGGTCCAGTCTCGACCGATACCGAGGGACGGATCGAGACGCTCTATCCTGGAATGATCGAATACATGCGCGCCGGCGAGGACGTCAAGGTCGCCGAGCCGAAGGCCTCCGGCGGTTATGCCGATTTCCAACGCTTCGGATTGCGCGCGATCGCCGCCGGTTACGGCGTGCCATACGAGCTAATGACCGGCGATCTCTCTCAGGTCAATTATTCAAGCTATCGGGCTGGGCTCGTCGAGTTCCGTCGCCGCGTCGAACAGGATCAATGGCTCCTCCACATCCCCCAGGTGTGTAACCGGATCTGGCTCCGATTCCTCGAGGAGGCCCGCGGGAGGACGCCGAACGCCGGCGCGCGCGCGTCGATCGACTGGACGCCTCCGCGTTTCGAGCTGATCGATCCGCTAAAGGAAACGCAAGCCGAGATCGCATCCTGTGGCGCCGGCTTCGACACGTGGGACGAGATCGTCCGCCGGCGCGGCTGGACCGCCTCGGAACAGCTCGACGAGATCGAGAAATGGCAAAAGGACCTCGCGAAACGCGGGGTCGTGCTCACTTGTAACCCGGCGACGGCGAGCGGGTCGGAGACCTCGACGACGTCGGAGGAGGAGAACGGAAATGGCGAAGATTCCCAAGCGGCCTAATCGAAAGACGGAGGAGGTAAGTCTCTCGCCGATCCTCCGATCGGTCACGCTCGACGCCTCGACGATCGACTCGGAGACGCGGACGGTCGAACTCGTTTTCTATAGCGGCGTTCCGGTCCTCCGGATCCCGATGTTCGACGACCCTTTCGAGCTGGAGTTCGTGGTCTCGAAAAAGGCCGCGAACCTCGAGCGCCTCAACGCCGGCGCCGCTCTGATCGACAGTCACGGAACCTACCGCGGCGTGAATGCGATCCTCGGCGTCGTCGAGAAAGCATGGCTCGCGGACGGGATGGCTCGCGCGCGCGTGCGATTTTCCAAGCGCGACGAGGTCGAGCCGGTTTGGCAGGACGTCGAGGACAAGGTGATTCAGAACGTAAGCATGGGGGTCTATCTCCACGAACTCGAGGAGGTGACCGAGGAGGGCGCTCCGCGGAAACGGTTCCGCGCGACCTCCTGGGAACCCTACGAGATTTCACTCGTCGCCGTCCCGGCGGACGCCGGCGCCCAGGTCCAGGCATCGGGGGAGCGCGAGGCGTCTCCGTGCTCGGTCACTTTCTGCGCGGAGGCTCTTGCCGATGCGCGTCAAAGGGGAAACGAAATGATAATCAAGGTACGCCTACTGGCGGACACCGACAACGGCAAGAGCGGAGAGATCGTCGAGATCGAAGAGAACGACTTCGACGAAACGCTCCACTCGAAGGAACTTGAGACCGCGGAGGAGACGGTCGCGGCGACGATCAAGCGCGACAAAGAACACGCCGCCGAGCTGAAGCGAATTGCGGCGCATTACGGGCTCGACTCCGTCTGGGCGCAGCGTCACATCAATCTCGGAACGACGATCGATCAGGCTCTCGCGGAGGCGGCCGACGAGCGGGCGCGTCGCGCACCGAAAACGACGAATGAGATCGGATTCGGCGACGACAGGGACTCGAGTCACTGGCGCCGAGAACAGATGGAGAGCGCGATCGCCGCGCGTGCGAGGCGGATCGATCCGCCGGAATCGGCGCGGCAGTATGCCCACACGACGCTCCTCGAGTGCGCGCTCGAGGCGCTCTCCTGGACCGGGAAGCACCAGGGGCTCGACGTGCGGCGGGACGGGACTCGGATCCTCCAGCTCGCACTCCACACCACGAGCGATTTCCCGCTCCTCCTCGCCAACGCGTTGAACAAGGTTCTCCTCCCGGAGTACGCCCTGGCGGCGCCGACCTATCGGATGATCGCTGAGCGAAAGACGTTCAACGATTTCCGGCCGCACACGTTCAACCGGAGCGGAGACTTCCCGGTGCCTCTCCAGGTGAATGAGCACGGCGAGTACAAGTACGGAACGATGGGCGAGAACGCGGAGACCGTCACGCTCGCGACCTACGGGCGGATTATCGGGCTTTCGCGTCAAACGATCGTGAACGACGACCTTTCGGCGTTTGCGAACCTCGCCACCAAGGCGGCCCGCCGGATCGCCGATTTCGAGAACGCGACGTTTTTCCTCGTCTGTATCTCGGCGGGCGCCGGTCTCGGGCCGGCGCTCTCGGACACGGTCGTCGTCTACAACGCCGCACACGGGAACATTACGGCGGCCGGCGCGTTGAGTAACGCTCTCCTCGGCGAGGGTCTCGGGCTTATGATGGCCCAGACGAGCCTCGACGGGCTGAAACTCAACATCGTTCCGCGTTTCGTTCTCGTCTCTCCGACGAGCGTCGTCGCCGCGAAGACGTTCCTCGCGGCGATCATGCCGACCCAGGCCTCGGAGGTAAACCCGTTCGCGGGCGAGATGACCGCGATCGGAGACGCGAACCTGACCGGGACGCGGTTCTACATGCTCGCGGATCCGAGCCAGCTCGCGAACTACATCTATGGCTATCTCGCCGGAGATGAGGGTCCGCGGACGGACGTCCGGGCCGGCTTCGAGATCGACGGAGTCGAGTTCAAGATTTCGCTCGACTTCGCGGTCGGCGCGATCGACTACCGCGGCGGCGTGACTGGCGCCGGCGCCTAGCGTCTGAACCTCACGGCGCCCGGCGCGTCAATGCCGGGCGCCGCGAAAACTCGAACCTCGAGGAGGTCGATCGATGACAAACATCCGAAGCCGCAAAGGGGATCTCCTCGTTCGGTACGCCGGCCGCCGGCTCCGAATAACCGAGGACTGGGTCGACGTGATCGACGACGTCCTCGAGACCCTCCGCCGGAAGGTTCCCGGAGAGATCGAGATCCAGGACGCTACGGGCTCGGCTCCGCCGCCGCCCGCCTCCGAGCCCTCGGCTCCGCCGACGCCGCCGCCGGCGTCGCCGCCGGAAAAGGAATCGAAAGGAAAGGGCTCCCGGAGGAAATAACCCGCGCCCTCGATCGAGGGCGTCGGATCTATCAGTGAACGCGCCGCGCTCCGCGTGCGGCCTGAAACATTCTCGAGAGGAGAATTTCAATGGCGAAGAATTTCGTTGGTAATGGAAAGGTCCTGACGGTCGTCTGTCCCTCGGGCGGCCGGTCGTCCGGCGATCTCGTGCGAATCGGCTCCCTGATCGGCGTCGCGACTCACGACGCCGCCGCCGCCGCGGACCTCGAGTTGGCGATGGAGGGCGAGTTCGACCTCACGAAGGAGGCGACGACCACCTTCTCCCAGGGTGATCCCGCCTATTGCGACGCGACGACGGAGGAGGTCAACGCCACCGCGGCCGCGAATTACCGCTGCGGCGTCGCAACGCGCGATGAGGCCTCCGGGACCTCGACCGTCCGCGTGCTCCTCGGCCACGACACGCCGGTCGCTGGCGAGATTTAGGCTCGGACGGAGGGGGAGCTGGCTCCCCCTCCGGCCGTTCCATCCGTTATGGCGTGGAGTGATCTCGCCGATCGCGTGCTGAGCGTTACGACGGAACGTTTCGATCACGGCGGCCTCCTATACGCTCCTCCGGGCGCGGACCCTGCGACGGCCGTCGCAATCGTCGGCGTCTTTTCAGGCGATCACGTCGCCGTCGACCTCGACTCGGGCGTCCCGGTCGACACGACCGCCGAGGTCGTGGGCGTGAAACTCGCCGATTTCGTCGCCGCCGTTGGGGTCGGGCCGACTCAAGGGGGGCGGCTCGTCCTCGACGGCGTCGACTACGATGTCCGGAGCGTCCAGCCGGACGGCCAAGGCGGCGCGCTCCTCGAGCTGGAGGTCGTCTAGGTGGGGCTCGACGTCCTCGTCGCCCGCGAGCATTTCGCGCGCCAGCTCACCGCGACGACGCTCGCCGGCGACCGGGTCTACCGCTCCCGCGTATTCCCGCTCGAGGTCGTCCTCCTCCCGGCGCTCCTCGTCTACGCGGGCGACGAGACCCTCGAGGAGTACAACGCGCGCCCCGGCAGCTATCGACACACGGCCCGCCTCTGGGTCGACGTAATCTCCCGGTTCAAGCCGGAGTTTGACGACGTCCTCGAGGTGATCGCCGCCCAGGTCGAGGCCGTCGTCGCCGTCGACGAGACCCTGGGCGGATCCGTGCTCGAGTGCGAACTCGTAACCGTGCTCCGGCCTGAACCCTCGAGGGAGGGGAAGTATACGCTCGCGGCCCTCCGGCTCGGATTCGACATCATTTATACGAGCGATTTCGTCGACCCGGCGACGCTCGCCGACCTCGACCTCCTCCTCGCACAATGGGATATCGCGATCGCGGACGGCGTCCTCGAGGCGACCGACGAGATCGATCTCTCTACTTAGGAGCCGTCATGCTGCAAACGATCAAACCGAAGGCCGGGAAACGCGTCGTGTTTCCGCGGAGTCGTCGCGTCCTGAAGGATGCCGGCGAGCGCGTCGAGATCGACACCTACTGGCGCCGGAGAATCATCGACGGCGACTGCGAATTGATCTCTCCGCCCGAACCCAAGAAAGCAACGCGCGCGCGGACTCGCGCGCCCGATACCCAGGAGGAGTAACCCGTGACGATCTCTTTCGATCAGATTCCCGTAACGCTCCGGACCCCCGGAGTATTTGTCGAGTTCGACTCCTCCCAGGCCGTCCAGGGTCTCCAGGTCGAACCCTATCGCGCTCTCCTGATCGCGCCGAGGAACGACACCGGCGCGGTCGTCGCCGCGCTCACTCCGACGCTCTCGATCTCGGACGATCAGGCGCGGAACGATCACGGCCCCGGGTCGCCGCTCGCGAACATGGCGCGCGCGTGGCGTGCGAACAACCGGTTCACGGAGACCTGGCAAATCTCGATTGACACGAGCGCCGGAACGCCCTCGGAGTACACGCTGACCTGTACCGGCGCGGCGATCACGGCGGGGACGGTCTACCTCTACCTGGGCGGGCTCCGGATTACGGCGGCCGTTGCCGATAGCGCATCGGTGACGGAGGTCGCGTCCGCGATCGCCGCGGCGGTCGAGGCCGAACAGGATTCCCCGTTCTCGGCGACGAGCGCCGTCGGCGTCGTCACGCTCGAGGCGAAGGCCGCCGGACGCGACGCGGACGCGAGCCCGGTCGTCCTTAATCACAACGTAGGCGAGGCGCTCCCGTCGGATCTCGCGATCGCGGTCGCCAACTCCGTTCCGGGCGTCGGGTCGATCACGCTATCGGACGTGATCACGGCGATCGGCGAGGATCGATATCACATCCTCGTGTTCCCGCAGCTCGAGGCCGCGGACTATACGGCTCTCGAGACCGAACTCGCCGACCGCTGGGGACCGATCCGCCAGAACGACGGGCACGCGTTCGGCGGCGTCGCTGAGACGGTGACCAATCTCGTAACGGCCGGCGGGCTCCGGAACTCGCCTCACGTGACGGTCGTCGGCGTCGAGCCCGGGATCCCGAACTCCGCGAACGACGTCGCGGCCGCGGCCGCCGCCCAGGTCGCACAAAAGGGGAATATCGATCCGGCGCGTCCGTTCCAAACCCTCGCGCTCGTCGGGATCCTCGCCTCGAGGCGGGAGGATCGGTTTACGCTGAGCGAACAGGACACCCTTCTCCACAACGGAATAGCGACCCTCTACACGGACGAGGGCGATACGCTCCGGATCCAGCGCATGATTACGAACTCGCAAACGAACGCGCTCGCGCTCCCGGATATCGCTTACCTGAACGTCAATACGTTGTTGACGCTCTCGCTTCTCCGGTCGACGTTCCGGACGCGGTTCGCGACGAAATTCCCGCGCGCGAAACTCGTCGGCGACGAGACGAACGTCGCGCCCGGTCAGGCGACGATCACGCCCTCGAGGGCGACGGCGGAGGCGGTCGCAATCTTCCGGGACTGGGAGGTCGCGGGCTACGTCGAGAACGTCTCTCAGTTCAAGGCGGACCTCGTCGTCGAGCGGGACGAAACGGATCCGGATCAACTGAATATCCTCCTCCCGCCCGACCTCGCGAATCAGCTACGGAAACTGGGCGTGAAACTCCAGTTCCGCCTCAACTCTTAACCCCTAACCCTCGAGGAGGGTCACAAGTGAGCGGTATTCGAGCCGGCCTCCGGGCCTTCGACGTCGACGGCGTCGTGTTTGACGTCGTCGGAAATATCACCTATTCGCTCGGTCTCCCGATCTCGGAGGAACTGACGGGAGCCGATCGTCACCACGGGTTCAAAGAAGCGCCCGGAATCTCTTTTATGGAGTTGGAGATCCGGGACGGTCCGGACGTCGATCAGGCCGCCCTCCTCCAGACTGAAGGCGCGACGTGTGCGGCTCAGCTCCGGAACGGAAAGACGATCATCCTCCGGAACGCGAATCAAGCCGGCGCCGGCGAGTCCGGAACCGAGGAGGGTTTGATCCCGGTCCGTTTCGTCGGCGAATCGGCCGAGGAGATCAACGCGTGAAAGAGGACGAACGCGACGAGGGAGTCGAGCCGGAGGCGACCGCGTGGGAGGTCGACGCCGAGGGGCGGCCGTATATCGAACTCGCGACGCCGGTCGAGCGAAAGAACGCGGCCGACGTCGAGCGGCTCACGTTCTACGGCCTCAAGGTCCGAGATATGCGGATCCTCGATAAGATCGAGGGAAAGGTCTCGCAGGGAATCGCGCTCGTCGCGAAGGCCGCCCGGGTTCCGACCTCCGTCGTCGATGAGATCGAGGCGCTCGAGTTCGCGAAGGCTCAGGAGATCGTCGCGGGTTTTTTCGGCGTGACTCTGGGGGACGACGAGGAGGAATAGCCCTCGAGGTCCTCGTCCCGCCGGATATCTGGGCGGGATGCGTCGTCCTCGGACGGTCGGAACCGTTCGGGTTCTCGCCGTCGGAGATCGACGCGCTCGAGTTCGAGGAGTTTCGCCGTTGGGTCCAGGAAGCGGAGAGGGTAATCGATGCCCAGGCCGAAGCCGTTAAAGCTAGTTCTCGCGGGCGTCGATAGAATCTCGGCGCCGATTGAGCGGATTAATCGTCGGATCGATCGGCTCACCCGTCCTATCCGGACCGTAACGAACCGGCTCCGGACGCTCGACCGCGCGGCCGGATTCAAGAACCTTCGCCGCTCCGTCGTCGCCGCCGGCCTTGCGATGCGAGGCCTCGCGACGAGCGTCGGAGCCGTCGCCTCGCGCCTCGCTATGATCGGAGGGCTCGTCGGCGTCGTGGGCCTCGCGGGGATTGCGCGCGGGATCTCCGCGATCGCGGCTCAAGGCGACGAGATCGCAAAAACGGCGGATAACCTCGGCCTCGGGATCGAGCAGTATCAGAAGCTAATGCACGTCGCCGAGCTGGCGGGTGTCTCGAACGAGAAATTCGCAAAGAGTATGTCGCGCCTTTCGAAGACGGTCGGCGACGCGCTCCGCGGATCGGTCGAGGCGAAATTCGCGTTCGAGACCCTCAATGTCGAGATAGTCGACTCCCAGGGAAACGTCAAAGATCACGCCCAGCTCCTCGGCGAACTGGGCGACGCGTTCTCTCGCGTGACGTCTCCGACCCTGAAGGCGTTCCTCGCTCAGACGCTTTTCTCCCGGTCCGGAACTCGGATGGTTAAAATGCTCGACCTGGGCTCCGCCGGGATTCAGGAAATGATGGAACACGCGGAGGCCCTCGGGTTTGTCATGGGGGAACAGCTCGCGCGCGAGTCCGAGCGGTTCGTTGACTCTTGGCTCGAGGTCAAGAGCGTTGCCCAGGGGCTCGCGTTCGTGTTCGGCGGTCCGCTGATTACGACGCTTGCGGATCTCTTCCAGCTCTGGACGAAATGGGCGATCGCTAATCGCGAACTCCTCCGCGCGAAGGTCCACGACTGGGGGGTCCGCGCCGCGGAGGGATTCCTCGAACTCCTCCAGGCGGTTCGCGAGCTGGCGCCGAAGGTCCAGCAAACCGTCGAGGATATGGGAGGCTGGATCCGCGTCGCGAAAATCCTCGGCGCCGTCATGGGAGCCGCGGTTCTCGCGCCGATCGTGACGGCCCTCGTCGTTCTGATCGGCGCGCTCGTGACCGTGATCGGCGCGCTCGCCTCGCCGATCGGGGCCGTCGTCCTCGGCGTCGTCGCCCTCGCGGCCGCCGGTGTCTGGGTTATCAAGAGTTGGAAAGGCGTCGGACCGTTTTTCTCGGGTCTCTGGGATGGGGTCCTCGAGAAGCTAGGTCAAGTTGTCGACCTCGTTCAATGGGTCGGCCGACACGCCGGCCGCCTGGGAGGTAGCGTCGGACGACTGTTCGGCGCGGGCGATGAGGCGGCCTCCAGGCCGGGCGCGCCGACCGTGCGGCCAGTCCTCTCAGGACTGGCGGCCGCGGCGGTCGGGCCGCGTGAGACGTTCGACGGGCGCCTCGAGGTCTCGATCTCCCAGGATCGGCCGCCGGAGGTCCGGCGCCTTATGACCTCCGGCGCGCCCTCGTTCGACCTCGAGGTCGAAACGGGAATGACTCTAATCCCGGTCGGGAGCTAACCGTGGGCTGGCGTGAGAATCTCCGCGACGCGAGTTTTCGCGGCGTCCGTTACGTCGTCGAGGAGCGCGGGCTCGGGACTGGGCGCCGTACCGTCCTCCACGAGTACCCCCAACGGGACGAACCCTACTCCGAGGACCTGGGCCGGCGGGCTCGAACGATCTCGCAATCCGCCTTTGTCGTCGGCGATGACTACATGACCGCCCGCGACGAACTCCTCGCGGCGTGCGAGGAGGCCGGCGCCGGCGAGCTGATCGATCCCTGGGAGGGTGTTCTCTCCGTCGTATGCGTCCGATGCCAACTCCGCGAGAATCTCCAGGAGGGCGCGTTCGCCCGGTTTACGCTGACGTTCGAGGAGGCGGGCGTGAACGTCGCGCCGGTCGCCGAGACCGACACGGCCTGGGCGGTGACGGATACGGCCTCGAGCGCCGCGGCGTCGTCCGTGACGACGTTCGGCGCGACCTATTCGACCTCGACCCGGCCCTCCTACCTCGCCGGCCTCTCCCAGGTCGTCCTCGGCGACGTCGCCGACGGACTCGAGACGGCGGAGCGCCTCGCCCGCGGAGGCCTCGAGCCGGCCGCGGAGGTATTCCGGGACCTCGCGAATTTCCGCGAGGATATCGTCGCGCTCTCCTACACGCCGGCGAGTCTCGGAACGGAGATCGATCGGCTAACCGGATCCGTCGCGGATCTCGCGACCGATCCGAACGATCGGATCGATCGGATGCTTGAACTCGCCGAGACCCTCGTCGACCTCGAGCCTCAAACGACATCGACGCCGGCGCGGATTCAGGCCGGCGTCAATCAGGAGGCGATCGTCTCGCTCCAACGCCGCGCCGCGATCGCCCGCGCCGCGGCCGCCGTCCCGGACGTCGAGTTCGCGAGTTACGAGGAGGCCCAGGACGTCCGCGGCCGCGTCCTCGAGGCCCTCGACGTCGAGCTACTTGCGGCCGGCGAGTTCTACACGGACGACACCTATCTCGAGCTGCGCGCGTTATATGCCGCCGTTGCCGACGATATCCAGGCCCGCGCGTCGACGCTGGCGCGGCTCTCGAGGTTCACGCCGCCGGCGACGATGCCCGCGCTCGCGATCGCGCAGCACCTCTACGGCGACGCGACACGCGACGAGGAGCTGATCGCCCGGAACGGGATCCCTCACCCTGGGTTTACGCCGGGCGGGAGCGCCCTCCAGGTTTTGACGGATGCCTGAAACGACCGCTGCCCCGGTCGAGCTGCGCGCGAGCGGGAAACGGTTTACCTCCTGGACGACAGTCGCGGTCTCGCTCTCGATCACGAACGCGTCCGGCTCGTTCTCGTTCTCTGTCTCACAATCGAACCCGGAGGACGTCGCCGCCCGCGAGATCCAGCTCGGCGCGGAGTGCTCGGTCGCGATTCACGGCGAGATCGTAATCACCGGATATATCGACCGGCGCGTCCCGTCCTACGACGCGAACTCTCACGCGATCCTCGTCGCCGGCCGAGATCGGACGTCCGATCTCGTCGACTGTTCGGCGGTCCACGTCCCGGGCGAGTGGCACGGCGCCGGAATGCTCCGGATCGCCCAGGCGCTCGCGGCGCCGTTCGACGTCGGTGTCCGCTCCGAGGTCTCGCTCGGCGAACCGTTTACGCGCTGGCGAGTCCAGGAGTCGGAGACGGCGTTCGCGTCGATAGAAAGAATGGCACGTCACCGCGGCGTCCTCGTGACGACGGACGGGCTCGGAATGCTCATCCTGACGGAAGCGGGCGCCGGGAGCCGTGTCGCCGCGCCGCTCGTCCTGGGCTCGAACGTGCTCGCGGGCTCCGTCGAGTATTCGACCCGCGATCGGTTCAGCGTTTACACCGTCAAGGGACAACGCGCCGGATCCGATTTCGATTTCGCCGAGCCGGTGACGTCGCCGTTCGCGCGAGCGACCGATCCGGGAGTCGGGCGCTATCGGCCGCGGACGATTATCGCGGAGGCCCAGGCGGATCCCTCGACGCTCGGGATCCGCGCGCGCCTCGAGGCGAACCGGCGGAGCGCGAACGGTCGGACCGCGACGATCACGGTCCGGGACTGGCGCGACGACGAGGGCGCTCTCTGGCGGCCTAATACATTCGTTCACGTCCGCGACGAGTTCCTCGAGATCGACCGCCGCCTCCTGATCGCCGGCGTTACTTACCTAAAGGACTCCGGCGGAACGCGTGCCGAGCTTGACCTCGCGCCGCGCGAGGCGTTCGGCGTCCAGGCGATCCCAGAGAGCGGGAGTGATTCACTGTGGACAACGTCCGAAACGTCCGAGGATTAAACCGGCTCCTCGCGCCGCTCTGGACGCGGATTCAGCTTATCATCGGCCGGTTCGTCGTCCAGGCGATCCGGGAGGATCCGCTCCTCCGGACCGCGCAGCTCGCCGGCCTGGCGGACGAGATCCTCGAGGGCGTCGAGCTATTCCAGGAATACGGATTCGCGAGCCGGCCGAAGGCGGGCTCGGAAGCGATCGCCGCGGCGATCGCCGGGCTCCGGGATCACGCGGTGATAATCGCGACTGCGGACCGCCGCTACAAGGTGACGCTCGAGGACGGCGAGGTCGCGATTCACGACGACCTCGGCCAGAGCGTCCACCTAAAGCGGACGGGCGTCGTCGTCGAGACGCCGCTCGACGTCGACGTCGACGCCGAGGGCGACGTCACGGTCGACTCCGAGGGCGACGTGACGATCGACGGCGCGACCGGCGTCGATATCAAGGCGGCGGCGGGAGGGATAACGGTCGTCGCGACGGTCGGAGATATCGATCTCGAGGCGACCGCCGGCGTCGTCAATGTGAAGGGTTTAACGAACGTCAATCTCGGCGCGCTCGCCGCGCTACAAAAGCTATGTAATGAGACGTTCCTCGCGACGTTCAACGCTCATCGACACTCCGGCGACCTCACCGGAGTTTTCGTCTCGGATGTCGCCGTCCTCGACGTCGACACCACGATTATCACGAAAGCGGACTGAATCGCGAGCTGCGCGGGTTTCGCTTGGAGTGCCCAGAAAAGAGGCGCTCGAGGATCGCCCAGGTCGAGAGTTCTCGAGGAGGTCCGACCGCTAGGACCTAGTGATCCAGAGAAAGGGGACCGCCTGGGATGGACGCCGCGCTCGTGTTCGATTCGACGGACGGAACCTACGACCTCGCCCTCGAGGCCGCGGATCTCCAGGCCGACGACGGCCTCCTAACGGCCGTCGTCGTTTCGCTGTTCTCTGACGCTCGCGCGCCTCGAGACGTTCGGCTCCCGGCGGAGTCGACGGATCGCCGTGGTTTCTGGGGGGACTCGTTCGCGCAGCTCGCCGGCGATCAAACCGGGTCGCTTCTCTGGCTCCTCGACCGGGAGCTGAATATCGAACGGACCCGCGCGCAGCTCGAGGAGCGCGCGCGCGACGCGCTGGCGTGGCTCGTCGAGGACGGGATCGCGACTCGTGTCGACGCCGTCGGCGAGATCCTCGACGACGACCTCGCCGCCCTCCAGGTCGAAATTTACGAGCCGCGCGGAACGAGGATTGATTTCCGATTTAGCTACGTCTGGGAGGCGGTCTGATATGGCGTTCGCGCGGCCTACGCTTACGGAATTGATCCAACGCGCGAAGGCCGACCTATCGGCGCGCCTCCCGGGCGCGGACGCGCTCCTCCGGCGCTCCGTCCTGGGGGTCCTCGCCCAGGTATCCGCCGGCGCCGTTCACGGCCTCTACGGGTTCCTCGACTACCTCTCCCGCCAGCTATTCGTCGATAGCGCCGACTCCGAACACCTCACGCGGCACTCCGCCTTCTGGGGAACGGATCGGACGCCGGCCCAGTTCGCGGTCGGCGGGATTACGATCACCGGTGGCGACGCGATTGTGATCCCGATCGGGACGGAGTTACTCCGCGGCGACGCCGTCGAGTATGTGACGACGGAGGAGGGCGTGATCTCCGGCGGAACGATCACCGTCGCCGGGACCGCGGTCGAGGCGGGCGAGGACGGCAACGCCGACGCGGGAACCGTCCTCACGTTCTCGTCTCCGATCGCCGGCGTCGATGCGACCGGGACCGTCTCCGCCGGCGGAATGGCCGACGGCGCCGACGACGAGAGCGACGCGGCGCTCCGCGCGCGGACGCTCCGCCGGATCCGGACGCCGCCTCGAGGCGGTCACACTAACGACTATGAGGCCTGGGCGCTCGAGGTCCCGGGCGTTACGCGCGCCTGGGCGACGGAACGCGCGCTCGGTTTCGGGACGGTCTCCGTAACATTCGTTCGTGACGACGATCCGGACGGCCTGATCCCGGACTCCGCCGACGTCGCCGCCGTCGAGGCCTACCTCCTCGAACACGTCGACCCGGAGACCGGGCGGACGGTCGGGAAGCCCGCAACGGTCGAGCTATTCGTCGTCGCGCCGACGGCGCTCGCTCAGGCCTACTCGATCGCGATCACGCCGGATACCGCGGAGATCCGCGCCGCCGTCCAGGCCGAACTCGAGGACCTCCACCTCCGCGAGGGGACGCCGGGCGGGACGATCTATCTCTCTCAGATCCGCGAGGCGGTCTCCGCGGCCGCCGGCGAAACGGATAATACGGTCAGCGTCCCGTCCGCTGACGTCACATCGACGACGAATCAAATCCGGACGCTTGGGTCGATCACGTGGCTCTAGCCGAGGACTATCGCGATCAACTCCTCCGACTCCTCCCGCCTGGGCGGGCCTGGGCGACGGAGATCGGGACGAACCTCTCCCAGCTCCTCTATGCCTGGGCCGACGAACTCGCGCGCGTCCACGGCCGCGGGCTCTCGCTCCTCGACGTCGAGGCCTACGCGGACACGACGGAGGAGCTGATCGTCGAATGGGAGAACGACGCCGGCCTCCCCGACGAATGTTCCGGCGCCGCCGGAACCCTCGAGGCGCGCCGCGACGTACTCGTCCGAAAATTGACGGACTTCGGACTCCAACGCCTCGAAGATTACGAAGCCGCGGCGCTCGCGATCGGATATACGATCACCGTCGACGAGTTCACGCCGCTACGCTGCGGCGATCCGTGCGGCCTCCCGATCAACGGCTGGGAGTGGTGGTTCGTCCTCCAGGTCAACGCGCCGGAAACGACGATATTCGAGGCGAAAGCGGGCGAGGCCGTCGCCGGCGATCCGCTCAGGTGGTGGGGAAACGAACTCCTCGAGTGCACGATTCAGGGGATGCAACAAGCCCACGTTTTCCTGATCTTTTCCTATACGTAGGAGGCTCCCGTGATCCGAATCGATAACGACACGGCGAACGCGGTTCGTCCGACGATCACCGCCGCCGGGACCGAAAAGTGGTGGCACAACGGCGACCCGGGAGGCGGAGTCCCGGCGACCGTGATCGAAGCCGACTGGCTGAACGATATCCAGGCGAACCTCGAGGCCGTCCTCGTCGCCGGCGGAATCACCGGGACGAAAGGGCCGGGCGGAGATAGTGATCTAATCGACGCGATGAACGCGATCCTCGGGACGGCGGCGACTGGGCTCCTCCGCGCGAATTTCGAGTGGGTCGCGGTCAATCAAGTTCGATTCACGCCCGGACTCGGCGGCCTGATTACGGTCGAGATCGATAATGTCGTCCTCTCCCAGTCTGCGAATATCGTGTGGGAGCTGGGCGACTCCGGCGTCGGCGGCTCCGACCTCGACACGGGGAGCGAGGCAACCGACACACCCTACTATCTGTATCTCGAGAACTCGTCCGGGACGCTCGTCCAGCACCTTTCCGCGACCGGGCCGGAGCCTCGCGGCTCGGCAGATAAGGTCGGATACCATCCGACGAATACGACGTGGAGGTGTGTCGGCTCGTTCTGGAATGATGCCGGCGAGGACGTCGCCAACTTCAACGCGTGCCGCGGCGGCCTGATCGTCCTGTTCGATCGTGATTCAAGTTTCACGGAGGCGCCGAATAACGCCGCCTACACGGCGCTAACGATCAACGCGCCGCGGACGGCGTCGGCGTTTTACCTGCACGCGGAATGCGAGACGACGAACGGCTCCGAGGAGATTTGGATCGCGCCCGGAGACGGGAACGCCGACTCCGACGCGATCCTCCATTGCGGCGGCGGCGGCGGCGGCGACGTCCACTACGGCGACGACACCGGGCTCGTCCCGAACGACGATCAGACGGTCGCCTCGAGGATCAAGTACAAGACGGCGAACGGCGTTCAAATTATCGAGGTCCTCGGGTGGGTTGACGACTACGCGCCGGAGGTCGCTTAATGGCGATCCTAGTCCTCCTCGAGGCCTCCGACCCGCTCGAGGGGAACGAGGTCGCGGCGGAGGCCGGCGGCGACGAGTTCGATAACACGCGCGGCGACGCGATCCTGAACGCCTACAACCAGAGCGGCGCGGACCTCGAGGTCCACGTGACCGAGCAAAGGGCGTGCCCTTACGGCGACCTCAACGTCCACACCTCCCAGCTCGCAACGGTCGGCGCCGGGAAGCGGATCACGTTCGGGCGGTTCTCGATCTCCCGCTATAACAGCACGTTTCGACGGGTCGAGGTGACCTATCCCCAGGGTGTGATCGGTCTCTGGGTCGCCGCGCGCCGTCGCGTCTAGGAGGTCCGAACGTGAGCCTACGCGCGCAGCTCGCCGCCCTCGCCGCCCTCGTGATCGCCGCGCCGGCGCTCGCTCAGCCGGTGACGTCCTCGCCCTCGTCGCCCGGGATCCGCGCGCCGGTCGCCTGTACCGTCGCCGAGGTCCAGGCCGGAACGTGTTCGGCGGAACTCCTCGGCGTCCGGATCGTCGTTATAGACGGCGACACGAGCGCCGAGTGCGGGAACGCCGGCGACACGGGCGGCGGTACAGATGAAAACGTATGCCGTTGGAGCGATGAGGCGGACGCTTGGGTCCTGGACGAACCGCTCGCCGGAGCCGGCGAGGCGAATACGATCTCGAGCCCAGGGGGCGACCTCGCTCTGACGCACTCGACGCCGAAGGCCGGAGTCGACCTCCGGCTCGTGTCGGCCGCGGCCGCGGATTTTGATATCGCGGCCTTCGACTTGCTCGTGATCGATGACGCGAAATGGGCGTCCGATGGGGACCTCTCTACGCACGCGTCCGACGAGTCGGACGTCCACGGGATCACGGATTTCTCGAAGGTCGTCACGCAACCGTTCGGCGGCGGCGGGATCACGGACGAGTATCTGTGCTTCCAGTCTGATAGCTCGCGCGAGGTCAAGCAATGTTCAACGCTCGTTACTGGAATGATGTTCAAGGTCGACTATGACGCCGACCTAAACGATGCCTGCGACGTGTGCGATTCGCTCTCTACCTTTCAGACGACGATCGCACACTCGAACTCGAGCCTCACGGTCGAGGGGACGCCGGCGGATTATTTCGAGTTCTTTTTCGACGGAGTCGAGCGGCTCCGCCTTACACACTCGACGAACACGGTCGAGTTCTCCTCGCTAACTCTCGTCGACACGCTTGATTTTACGATGGGCCTCGAGGCGGCGAGTTTTACCGCGGACGCGAGTCCGTCCGTTAACGACGACTCGACGCTCGCCGCGACGACGGCGTTTGTCCAGGCGGAGACCGTCGCCGCCGGCGACGTGACCGGGACGATCGGCGGCGGCCTCTCGCTCGACGACGACACGGTCGGGCTCGACGAGCTGATCGCCTGCACCGGCGCGGCGAACCGGATCGTCGAATACGACGCGGCCGGCGCTCCGACCTGTATCCTCACGCCGACCGGCGGAGGCGGCGAGGCGAATACGATCTCGAGTCCGGAGGGCGCCCTGGCTCTCACACACTCGACGCCGAAGAGTAGCTTCGACCTCCGGCTCGTGTCGGCCGCGGCCGCGGACTTCGACCTCGCGGCCGACGTGCTCGGAATCGACGACGCGACCTGGGCGTCGGACGCCGACATTACGACCCACGCGGCCGTAACGACCTCGGTCCACGGGATTACAGACACGTCCGCGCTCCTAACGACGGTCACCGATCCCGATATGGCGACCGATGATTTCGGCGACTGGGCGTGCGGCGCGGGCGCCGAGGACTGCGCGCTCGACGACGATACGGTCGGGCTCGACGAGCTGATCGCCTGCACCGGCGCGGCGAACCGGATCGTCGAATACGACGCGGCCGGCGCTCCGAGCTGTATCGCAACGCCGAGCGGAACGTTTTCGTCTTTTGATATAACCGACGACGACGCGAGTCCGATCCGACAGGTCGACGACGGGGAATTGATTACATTCGCTGGCGGGACTGGGATTTCGACCGTCGTCTCCGGCGTCGCGAATCATTCGGTTGAGATCATCGGGCATGATATCTTCTCCCCGGCCGCCGATCCGGGAACAAATCACTCGAGCTACGTCGCGGGTCACGGTGACGGGGCTGATTGCGCCGCCGGTTCCTACGCGAAGGGTGTCGATGCGAGCGGTGATGCCAGCGCTACCTGTACCGATGCCTCGACGGAAATCGATTCGATTGTCGCGACTCATGCCGCCGTTACGACCTCAGTCCACGGGATCGCCGATACAGCGAACCTCGCCCTCGCCACCGGCGATACCTACACGGGCGCTCACGATTTCGGCGGCGCGAGTCTCGAGGTTCCGAACGCGGCGAATCCGACGGTCGACGCGGACGGCGAGATCGCGATCGACACGTCGGATAACGGGATCTCCGCCTCTCAACTAGTCTGGGAGGACGACGGCGGCGCTCCTAACGTCCAGGTCCTCGTCCCGGGAATGCAGAAATGTCACACGATAGAGGCGCTCTCGGATTCGGATACAGATAAACCGTTTTGGATGCCGACCGCTTACTCCTCCGTCACGCTCTTGTCCGCGGCCTGCCATTGCATCGGGACCTGCACAGTCGAGGCGGATCTTTCGTTCGAGAACGACGACGGGACGCCGGCCGACATAACGGGAACCGTCACGTGTGAGGATACGACGACGGGCGACACGAACACCGGGCTTTCGGGAGCCGAGGCGACGCTCGATCAGTACGACGTCCTCCGCTTCGACGTGGACAACACGCCGACGGCGGACGATGATTATATCATTTGCATTAATTTCGAGATAGTGAGGCAATGATGCGGGCTTTGTTTTTAATCCTCTTTTTGATCTGTTCGCCGCCGGCGTCGGCCGCCGTACATAACTGCTGGGCTCCGAGCGCCGCCGCGACGCGGAACGTCGAGCTGTGCGAGATTCTCCGGGTTCACTTGAATGTCACCGTTGCAAACTGGAGCACGAACGAATGCGCGACGGAGTTCTTCCGGCGCGGAATGAGAGATTTCGAGAAACAGGTCACTAGACGCGAATCAAGAGCAACGGTTTCTAGCGACGTGGACGACGCGCTCGATACCTTCGATTCAATTTGGGGCATTCACGCGGTCGTCTCTTTTTGCGGGGACGACGTCGTGGACACGGAGTTCGGCGAAGAGTGCGACCCTCCGGACGCCGGCGTGACGTGCGACGATGACTGTCAAGACGTCCCGTAGTCTCACGCTCGCGCTCGCGCTCCTCGCGCTCCTCCAGGTCGCGCCGATTTGGCCTCGCCGCGCGGACGTGACGCCGCCCGGGCCGGGTTACGATTACAGCTCGGACACCGCCGCGCTCGGGTGCTGGGTTACTTTCGACGATAGCTCGTCGAGCACGGCGCAAGCGGACAATTGTGTCGCGGACTCGTCTAACGATAGCCTCACGTGGGTGGGGAACTGGGCCTACGCGAGCGGCCCCGCTGGTAGCGCCTCGGGCTCTCAAGGGGCAGATCACCAAAACAGCAATGATTATTTCTACGCGAGCGACGGCTCCGGCGAGATGAACGCGTTCGAGGCGATCGATTTTAGTGCGGGCTGCTGGATCAACCCCGATAATATCGCTAACGACATGGTAATGAGTAAGGACGACAAAGATAACTACGAGTTCAAGACGCTTGCGACGGGCGCATTTCACGCCGAGGTTAACGACGGCATCGAGCAAACTCCGATATTTGGTGGCTCTACTTCGTGGTATCACTGGGCGGTGACTTATGACGGTAGTAGCACTCAGACAATCAAGGCCTATATCAACGGCGGCGACGCCTGCAACGCGGGTTGCGATTCAGGCAACGATCCAACCGGCAACGCCGACGATTTCGTGATCGGGGCCAACGAGTCAAAGGGCGGGGATTACAACGGGCTTTCGCATGAGTGCTGGTATCGCGATGAAGTTCTGACGCGAGTCGAGATCGAGGAGATCGTCCTGTGCGGTTATTACGGCGACGCGACCGGCGCGACGCGCGAGAGTAATTATGGTAGCGACGCTTGCACTAGCTCGGGCCAACCGTGGCCGTGCTGCACGGGTCTAGGTCTAGGAACGTGCGCGGAATGCGCGGACCTCACTGATTCGTGTTGTAGCTAGGGGGCTCTGAAGATGTCTGACCCAACCCTCACCGACGACGAGATTCGCGCGGGCCTCAAGGCCGCGAATAGCGGAAAGACGATCCCGCAATGGGCCGCCGTCGGCGCGTTCGTTCTCGTTAGCATCCTTTGCGGCGTCGTCTGGACCTCGCTTGCCGGCGATATTGCGGCGAAGGCGGACGCGTCCGAGGTCGCGCAGCTCGCGGAGAAGGTCGAGCGGATCGAGGACGACGTCGATTATCTCTCCCGCAAGGCGGAGGCCGACCTCGTGAACGACGCTGTAAACCGGAGGATCCTAAACGAACTCGCCGTCAAGGCGGGCGCCGCCCCGGGCGGCGAACTCGAGAAACCCAGGCCCCCGGCGAGGCACCACGAGCCGTGAGCCTCGCGCGCGCTCTCGAGTTCTGGAAACGCGCGGAGGGCGGTTACTCCGATCACGCCGCCGACCCAGGCGGCGCGACTAACTGGGGGATCGCGTCCGCGTATAACCCGGACCTGGGCGACGTGCGTCGGCTCACGTGGGAGGACGCCGCCGAGATCCTCCGCGTTCGCTACTGGCGCCGTCACGGATGCGACCGGGTCGCGAAGGTCGCCCCGCTCGCGGCCTGGGCTCTCTTCGACTTCGCCGCGAATGCTCACGCCGGCGCCGCGAAAAAGCATTTTCAGCGCGAGGTCCGCGCAAAGGCCGACGGCGTGATCGGGCCGCGGACGCTCCTCGCCGCGCGCCTCTACGTGAAACGCTACGGCGACCGCCAGCTCGCGACGCGGATCGTCGTCCGCCGGACGCGCCGGCAAATGAACCGGGTTCAGGCGGGCTCGAGTTCGATCAAGTTCGCCGAGGGGTGGGCCGTGCGGTTCGTCGAGCTGGCGGCCGCGATCAATCGGACCCAGGGGAGGACGCCGTGACGACGTGGGGGATCCAGAAATTCACGGAGGTTTCGATCGGGAAACAGGCCTTGAATTTCCTCGGTCACTGGGGAATCGGACTCGGGACCGGGCTCGCCTGGAGTGCTCTCGTGTGGTGGCTCTCCGCCGTTCCGCCCTGGACGATTATCGTCGTCGGCGCGCTCCCGGAACTGATCCGGGAGATCGTCCAGGGAATCAAACGCCGCAAGCTGAATCTCCTCGACCGGATCCGCGACGTCGTCGACTCCGTCGTGGGTTCCCTTACGGCCTACGGAATCGCTCACTTTTACATCTAGGAGATGAATCCATGACGCTACGACCCCGCTCTGTGTTTCTATGGCTCCTCCTCGCCCTCCTGGCCGCCCTCTTCCCGCTCGCCGTGTTCGCCCAGGTCGAGCCGGTCGTCCCGGTCGTCGAGACCGCGCCGCTCGACTGGCAGGGGATCGGCCTCGAGGTCTGGGCCGTGTTCTCGTCGATCGTGACGATCCTCTCGATCCTCGCGACCCGGACGCCGAACTCGAGCCTTTCGCCGATCGTCGCGTTTCTGGGCCGCGTCGTGAACCTGGGCGCGCTGGCGGTCGGGAAGGCCCGCCCGGATCCCAACGCCTAGAATGCCTTCCGACCTGATCGCGAAAATCGCCCTCGGCGCGCTCGCGCTCGGCCTGTTCGTCTGGGGGTGGTATCTCTCCGGCCAAAATCGAGCCGCGCGGAGCGCCTATCAAAAGGAGATCCGACGACGTGAGGACCTCGACGAACTCGAGGGCGCCGCGAGCGTCCACCTCGACGGCCCGCCGCGTGAGGACCTGGGCGGCCTTCTGGATCGCTGGAATCGTTCTCGCGAGCGGCGCCGTAGGATGCGCGACGAGGGCGGCGACTGAGTGCCAACTCCGCCGCCGGCCGCCGGTTCCGAGCGAGGCCGTCGACGCGCAGCTCGCCGCCTTCCGGCGCGCCGGCCTCCTGGCGGCGGAGGGCGATCCGCTCGTCCGCTACCTCCACGACGTCCAGGACTTCGCCGATTACGTGATGGGTCTCCGCGGCGAGGGCTACGTCGAGGAGGACGGGATCGCGCCGTGAGGGCGATCCTCTGGATCCTCGGAGCACTGGCGCTCCTCGTCCTGGGGACCGCTGGGTGGCTCGTGTTCGCGCTCGAGGCGCTCGACTGAGAGGCCGGGCCTCGAGGATCGCTTGTAAGCTGCGATCGTCGCCCGGTCCGGGCGCTAGGACCTGGGCGCCCTCATCCTCCCCGAGGGCGTCCAGGCCCGCGCCCAGGTCCTAGCCCTCGCGATCCGCGGAGGCCCGAAAGGACCTCTCTAGGATCTCGGCGATCGCGCGGGAGCGCGAGGCGCCCAGGTCCTCGGAGTTCTCGACTCGCCGGTCGATCCAGGCGACGATCGGCTCCGGCAATGCGATTGATATCTCCCGCGTCCGTCCGAGACGCGACCGCGGCGGCCGTCCGGCCCCGCGTCTCTTCCCGCCTCGCCCGCTCACCACCTCGGCCTCGAGGTCCGATCTCCCACGTCTCTACCTCCTCGTTTCAGGCCGCGCGGCGATAATCGCGCGGAGTTTCTCGACGACCGTCTCGAAAGCGATCGCGAGCTGGCGACGGTGACCGCCTTCGGGCCAACCCGCACACGTCGCCTGATCGTGTGCAATGTCGGCGGAGTTCAGGAGCGAGTCGATCACGCGCTCGGCCTCCGCCGGGCTCGCGATCAGGACGACCGACTGACGGCGCTCGAAAATTTCTTTCGGGTGCGCGTCGCCCAGGACGTCGTCCGGCTTACCGTGATCCTCCCAGCTCCCATACTCGAACCCGGAGGCCTCCTCGAGGACGTGTTTCGTCGCGCGGATCCGGATCGGTTTCGCGTAGAGTTCGATCGTCATTCCGTTTCCTCCTATAGCGATCGTTATAGCAGACCGGGGGGATAGCCTGCTAGTGTTTCAGAGAATCAGGCCGCGACGCGCGCGGGCGACCTTCGCGTCGGCCTCGAGGAGCGTCTGAGCCCAGGCGAACGGGCGACCGTTCGGGGAGTAGAGGGTGAACCCTCCGCACTGATCGACCTGGGTTGTAAAACCGTCGTCGTCCGTGATCGCCGGTCCGGCTCGATCGAGACCCAGCTCTGAGAGGGTGTTTTCAATCAGGGTTGTTTCGGTCATTGTGTTACCTCCTCCCAGGCTTATCGGTTACCTGCCAGAGAATCAAAGGAAAAAATGAGGGCGGAGGCGAGAAAGTTCTCCCCCAGGGGGGCGCCGAGGGGGGCGCCGGAGGATCGCCCCCAGGCGGCGCCCGCCCGGCGGCCTGGAAGGGGAAGGCCTGGGGGTGGCGGGGATCTCCGCCTGGGGGCTTCGAGGAGGCGTCCGGCCGGGCTCTGAGGTCCGCCGGGCGCCCCCTCTCTCCGCCGGCCTACTTGACCGACGGGATCCTCGCCTCCTCGCCGACCGCATCCCAGCCGGAATCCGTGAGCCGATACCGCTGAAACTCCCAGGGGCTCGTCCCGTCCCGGGTCACGAACTCGAGAAAACCGTGGTCGACGAGGTTCCGGACCGCCGGCCCCGGCCAGTGACGGACCGGCGTTCGATACTTGCCCCCAGGCCTCGCGCGTTGCCCCGCGATGATCGCCGTTCGCGCGGCGACGCCGCCGACCTCGGCGATCGCGAGGAGGACGAGTTTCTGAGTCTCGGATAGCTTCCGGAGGCGTCGCACGTTCTACCCTCCCATCCCCTCGACCGCGAGTTCGAGCCAACGGTCGAGGGCGATTTTCGTCGCGCGCGCCGTCGCGATCACGCCGACGTAATCGGCCGGCGTGACGTCGCGGATCCCGGCGATCTGCGCGCGGGCGACGTCGAGGACGAGGAGGAGATCAGCGGGCGAGTTAGTGATCGGCGGGAGCGGAAGGTCCGGCGCTCTCACGGCGTCACCTCCTTGTCGTCCCACAAGCGGACGCGCCGCGGGCGCGGGACTGTGGAATCGCCGTGTTTGTCGTGCTCCGCCATGAAACGGAGCGCGCCCAGGACCCCGAGGACCTCGATCCAGCGATCGCAGCTCTCGCACCACCGCTCAGAAAAGGAGAGCGCGACCCAGGACCCCGGGCCGACGTAGACCGGCTCGCCGCTCATCGGATCGACGAGCGCGATCTCCGCGCTCGGCTCGACCTCGATCCGGCGCTCCCGCTCGGTTCCGTGTTTCGGCGTGATTTTATCACTCAAGTTTCTACCTCCGCCGTCCGTTAAGACCTCTAAACCCTTTCCAGGAGGCCTAGAAGATGAGTCAATATTTCGATTGGAGAGATGGCAAGGTTCAGAGCAACCACCGCCGCCCGCATAGCATCGATCGACCCGAATCCAAACCGGCCGGAACTCCCGAGGACGCGCTCCTCGAACTCGCCGATCGAGCCCTCGACGCGATCGAACGCGGCGGCGTGAAGCCTCACCGGATCGACGCGCTCGTGACCGTGACGATCGCGCTCCGTCCGCTGAAACGGGAGGACCGCGTCCGCGTCGCCCTGGACGCGCTCGCGCTTCTCTCGATCTCGCCGAGCGAACTCGTCGTAATCGATCAGGAAGCCCGCCGGCTCGTCCAGTTCGACGAGGAGGTGACGCTGTGAAGTGGCTTGAACTGAGCGTAACCGAGCGCGGAGTCGGAATCGTCGCGATCGCGATTATTCTCCTCGCCGCGGCGTATAGCGTAGGCCTTCTGTAACCGCGCTGGCCTCGAGGCCTCGAGGTCTCGAGGCCGGCGTCCTCCCGCCCGATCACTCTCCCGCCTCCCTCAGACGCCAAACTAGCTCCGGTCGACCGCACGGACCGCGACGTTTCTCGCCGGTTTTCTCGAGCTGGCGTTTTTTCGTTAGGACCGTGATCGCTCGTCGGACCGACGTCAGCGGCGCCTCCGGTAGCGTGAGAGGGTGAACCTCGCTCGGAGTGTGCCCTCCGGGTTCCCTCTCAAAAAAACTGAGGACCTTCACCTCTTGGCGTCTCGCCTTGCGACGGTAACGCTTGAGGGTTTCGCCGCGCTCGCCGGTTGTATTGAAAAAACCCGGAACGAATAGCGGGAGCTGGGGTTCGTCGCCGCTCACGTCCAGGCCTCGCGCGCGTGGGCCTCGAGGCGGGCGCGGAGGCTCACTAGCTCGCGGTCGATTTTCGCGACGCGGCGCTCGAGATCAGGAGAGAATCCGTTCGGGTTCTGGATCTCGAGGCGACGCCGGCGCGCCTCGAGGCGGCGGAGGCGTCCTTTAACCTGGGCGAGCGTCGCCGAGTTCACGCGTCACCGGCGGGAGTAGGAGAG